AGCCTTCATCCCCGGAATGGAAGAGGTAGTAGCAAATGGTTTTGCCCAGTTGGAAGCAATGCCTCAGTGGTATCAGTATAGTCTTGGCGTTATCGTTGCTGCTAGTTTCGGTGTTCGTTCTGCTACAAAGTTGTTCGGAAAAAAATAATGGCGGCAGAAACGATATTAAAATACAAGATAGTACCACGCTTAATGATGCTTGTAATGACAATCATGTATATAAGAGTTATAGAGTGGGGGATGTCCTTAGACGACTTGAGTACACAACAGAGTGCAATGATATCCGTAGTCTCAGGTGCGATGACAGGGGCGTTTGCAGTGTGGTTAGGGTCGGAGACTAAGAAATGAATCTAGATAAACTAAGAGAAGAATTAGCTGAAGATGAGGGCTGTAAGTACGAAATATACCTTGACCATCTAGGATTGCCTACGTTTGGGATAGGGCATTTGATTACTAAGAACGACCCAGAGTATGGTAAGGACGTAGGAGCGGTTATAGAACAAAGTCGTGTACAATCTGCATTTAATCTTGATATCACTGTTACAATAGAAGACTGCCACAGGCTCTATAAAGACTTTAATGATTTACCAGAAGAGGTACAGCTAATCATAGCAAACATGATGTTTAATCTTGGCTATCCACGTTTGTCTAAGTTCAAGGGTATGAAGGCAGGAGTTGATACTAGGAACTGGTCTTCTGCAGCCGATGAGATGGTCGACTCGCGTTGGTACACTCAAGTACCCAACCGCGCACGACGTTTGGTAGACAGGATGAGACAGGTAGACAACGATGCCTGATTTAAACGTTGTAAAATTTGTAAGCAAGATAGTACCCCTAGCAACATCTACAACAGCCATATATACATGTCCTACAAATCACACGGCTGTTATAAAACTTCTTGCATTCTCTAACAAGGACACTAGTGATAGAACATTTGACCTGTCAGTCACTGTGTCTGGTGGTTCTGCACAGCAAATACTAGATGCCTTCAACATAGCTACAGCCACAAACATTGTATATGTATTTGACGATGGAAAACCGTTCTTTATGAATGCGGGGGATGCACTATCTGGGGTGGGTTCTAGTGCAAGTCAAGTTATTGCTCTGTTAGCTGTAGAAGAGTTTTATGACCCAAATAAATAGGAGAGGAGTATGCCCCTTAATAAAAAAGGAAATGAAATCATGTCTTCTATGAAGAAAACCTACGGAGATAAAAAAGGTGAGCAAGTCTTCTACGCAAGTAAAAACTCTAATAAAATCAAGGATGTTGAAGAAAAAGCGAAGGGTGGCAAAGTTAGAAAAACTAGCAAATCGTCGAAGCCTAAAACGAAGAGCAAGAGTAGAGTTAATGAAGCTGGCAACTACACTAAACCCAGTATGAGAAAACGGTTGTTTAATAGAATAAAAGCTGGGACTAAGGGCGGTAAGGCTGGACAGTGGTCAGCGAGAAAAGCACAGTTGCTTGCCAGCGAATATAAGAAAGCAGGCGGTGGCTATAAATAGCTATAAAGTTTGAAAGGGACTTAAATGCTAGCAGAGACTATGGCAGGAATCGCACTCGTAAAAGCGAGTGTAGACGGGATAAAGAAGGCTATCACCACTTGTAATGATATAGGTGATATTGCAAAATATATAGATGGGTTGTTTGAGGGCGAACAACAGATACAGAAGAAACGAAGTAAAGCTCAGAAAGACCCGTTTGCCGTAAACACGATTGCCGAAGAAACGATAAATGCCAAGCTTGCACAAGAGCATATGCGGGAGATGAAGAACCTAATAAATATGCGCTTTGGCCCCGGTGTCTGGGAAGGTATTATTGCTGAACGTGCTAAAAGAATACATGAACAGAAGGAAGCGGAAAGGCAGGAACGCGTAGAGAAAAGGCGTAAACATAAGGAACTTGTACATACCATAGAGATAGGGGGTTTGGTAGTAACAGGATGTTCAGTTGCAGTTGCGGTACTAGTTGCCCTAATCATTTTCCTATAAAAGCCTTGCTAAATCAACCTGCGATTTGTATACTAGAGTATTTAGGAGTTTACGATGTCCTTTATCTTGGATACCCTTAAATACAGGTACAGACATACTGCAGAAAAGTCTTTACAGAGGGTAAAAGACCTTATAGTGCAAAACCCAACAGTCTGGGACGATGTAGACGACGCTCTAGATAAATTACAGAGAGACGAATCTCGCGAACAAACTTTTCAATATGTCCTCAAAATGATGGAGAAGAAAGATGGCATTAAAGAAGAGCCAACGCTCTTTGAAGAATTGGACAAAGCAGAAGTGGAGGACGAAGAGTGGGAAACCGTCCAGTAAAACTGGAGAACGGTATTTACCGTCAGCAGCTATCAAGGCGTTGTCGCCAAAGGAGTATGCAGCTACCACGCGTGCTAAAAGAAAAGGAACTAAGGCTGGTAAACAGCACGTCAAACAGCCTAAAAAGATACGTGCTAAAACAAAACGATATAGATAAGGAGTAAACTATGTCTGCAAAATCCGACTATTTGGAAAAGAAGGTGTTAGACCATTTTTTAGGAACATCCTCTACATCCGCACCTAGTGCCGTGTATTTGTCTCTGCACACTGCCAATCCAACAGATGATGCTTCTGGAACAGAAGTGTCAGGTAACAACTATTCACGTCAAGAAATAACTTTTAATGCCGCACACGCTACAAACGGTACAGCCACTAATAGCTCTGTAGAAGAGTTTACAGCTAGTGGTGGAAACTTCGGAACAGTAACACACTTTGGTATATGGGACGCTTCTTCTAGTGGTAACATGTTATACTATGGTGCTTTAACAGCATCTAAAGTTATAGCAGATGGTGACACTCTACGCTTTGCTGCAGCTTCAATAACTATTACTGAGGCGTAAAAGTTATGGCACTTGTTGTTGCTGATAGAATAAAAGAAACGACTAGCACTACAGGCACAGGGACGTACACGTTAGCGGGTGCAACTACTGGCTTTGAGGCTTTTTCTGTTATCGGCAACGGGAACACTACCTATTACTGTTGTACTGATAGTACGGACTTTGAAGTAGGCATAGGTACGTATACGTCCTCTGGCACTACACTAGCCCGAACTACGATACTACAGTCTAGTAACTCTGACAATGCTGTCAACTGGTCATCAGGGACAAGGGATATCTTTGTAACTCAACCAGCAGAGAAGGCGGTGTTTAAAGATGCTAGTGGACACATACAGGCTGTAGATGGTCGTAATCTTACTAATCTATCTGCAGGAAATCTTACAGGTACAGTAGCTAACGCAAGACTTGACCAACAACTACAAGATGTAGCGGGACTAGCTGTAACAAACGGTAACTTCATTGTTGGTGACGGAAGTAACTTTGTAGCAGAATCTGGTTCTACAGCCAGAACGTCTCTTGGTTTAGGCACTGCTTCTGTACTAGATACTGGAATATCCAACACTAACATTCCTAAATTTACTAGTGGTGTAGCAGACAACGACTTTTTACGTGTAGATGGAACAGCAATCGAAGGTAGGTCTGCTAGTGAAGTCTTATCTGATATAGGGGGTCAAGCGTCCTTAACTTTCGGAATATCTAATACCAATGCAGTAAAGATTGATAGCTCCTCAGTAGCAGACGACGAGTATGCTCGCTTTACAGCAAGTGGATTAGAAAGCAGAAGTACATCAGAGGTCTTGTCAGATATAGGTGGACAAGCGAGTCTTACATTTGGAATTAGTAATACCAATGCAGTTAAAATAGATAGCTCATCCGTAGCAGATGATGAGTTTGCTAGATTTACATCTAGTGGTCTTGAGAGTAGGTCGGCTAGTGAGGTTAGGTCGGACTTAGGATTAGCCACCTCTGCAACCACTGACACAACTGATGCAAGTAACATTGGTTCTGGAACTTTACCTAATGCTAGGTTAGATGCACAACTACAAGATGTTGCTGGTCTTGCAGTGACCAACGGCAACTTTATTGTCGGGGACGGAAGTAATTTTGTAGCGGAGTCTGGCTCTACGGCTAGAACTTCCTTAGGTTTGGGAACTGCCTCTGTATTGGACACGGGCATATCTAATACAAATGTTCCAAAGTTTACGAGCGGTGTTGCTGACAATGATTTTCTAAAAGTAGATGGTACGGCTATAGAGGGTCGTTCAGCCAGTGAAGTTAGGTCAGATTTAGGTCTAGCCACTTCTGCAACTACTGACACAACTAACGCAAGTAACATTGGTTCGGGTACGTTACCAAATGCTAGACTAGATGCACAGTTACAAGACGTAGCAGGGTTAGCTGTAACCAACGGTAATTTTATCGTAGGAGACGGAAGCAACTTCGTAGCGGAGTCGGGGTCTACTGCAAGAACATCATTAGGTTTAGGCACTGCCGCAGTATTAGACACAGGGATATCTAACACCAACATACCGAAGTTTACTAGTGGTGTAGCAGACAATGACTTCTTGCGGGTAGACGGTACGGCTATTGAAGGACGCTCTGCCTCTGAAGTCCTTTCAGATATAGGCGGTCAAGCATCCCTTACTTTTGGAATATCCAACACAAACGCAGTTAAGATAGACAGTACATCCGTAGCTGATGATGAGTACGCAAGATTTACAGCCAACGGCTTAGAAAGTAGAAGCACCTCTGAGGTGTTATCTGACATAGGAGCAATCACAGCTAGTAGTACAGATACACTTACAAATAAAACAATAAATGCTTCACAACTTTCTGGAACGGTAGCTAATGCAAGATTAGATGCACAACTACAGGATGTTGCGGGTCTTGCTGTAACTAATGGTGGTTTTATTGTAGGAGATGGTTCAAACTTTGTCCTAGAAACAGGTGCTACTGCGAGAACATCATTAGGTTTAGGAACTGCCGCAACTCTAGACACAGGGATATCTAATACAAATGTTCCTAAGTTTACAAGCAGTGTTGCTGATAATGATTTCTTACGAGTAGACGGCACTGCCATAGAGGGTCGCTCTGCTAGTGAAGTCTTATCTGACATAGGGGCGCAGGCAAGTCTTACTTTTGGAATATCTAACACAAATGCGGTTAAGATAGACAGTAGCTCTGTGGCAGATGATGAATACGCCAGATTTACTGCAAACGGATTAGAAAGTAGAAGCACCTCTGAGGTGTTGTCTGACATAGGCGGTATATCTGCTAGTTCTACAAGCACTCTTACAAACAAAACTCTCACCACCCCTGTTATAAACGGATTTAGTGGCACAGGTGATGGCTCTATTATAGGTGACCTTACTTTAAAATCAACAGATGATGGTTCGACTGTAGAACCAAATTTGAAACTAGTAAGAGATAGTGCTTCTCCTGCTGATAGTGATTTTCTTGGTCAAGTAACTTTTTTAGGTGATAATAGTGCAGGAGAACAAATAACTTATGCTAAACTTTTTAGTAAAATAATAGATGTTACTGATGGCACTGAAGATGGCAACTTTACTTTTAATGTTATGTCAAATGGTTCTTCCCTAACTGTTCTTAATTTCAAAGGTAACGGTTCTACAACATTTAGTAGTAAAGATGTTCTACTTGGCACTGGTGTTGATTTAAGGTTTGAAGGGTCATCAGCAAATGCTCATGAAACGACAATTACTCCTACAAACCCAACTCAAGATAATACTTTAACATTACCTAACGTTAGCGGCACTTTTATTACAACAGGAAACTCAGACTCCCCAAGCACTACCACATCAAGCAGTGATGCAGATTTTGTTCTTATAGATGATGGTGGTACAATGAAAAAAATAACACCAGCTAATTTAGGTATTCCCTCAGATATAGACTACGGTCTAATTACATCATCAGCATCATCTACAGAAGATTATGGAGCAATAACCTAATGCCTACACAAATACAATTTAGAAGAGGAACAACATCTGAACACGGCTCTTTTACAGGGGCTGTTGGAGAAGTTACTGTCGATACCGACAAGGATACAATGATTGTTCACGATAATTCACAGGCTGGGGGTTACGCTATGGCTAACCTTAAAACAGCACAAGAGTTTACAGCAACACAAAACTTTAACGCGACCACTCTATCTGATGGTTCAACGGTTGCTTGGGATGCAAGTGCTAACCAAGTTACGAGTGTAACGCTTGGGGGTAATAGAACATTAGGCGCGGCTTCTAACCAAATAGATGGCGGTGTTTATGTTATATCAGTTATACAGGACGGAACTGGGTCTAGAACACTTGCTTTTAATAGTAATTACAAGTTTGTCGGTGGTTCTGCTCCAACAGTAAGCACAAGTGCTAATGCTAGAGATGTTTTAGTTTTTGTAAGCAACGGCACAAATATGTTTGAAATTGGTCGGGCAATAGGAGTTGCTTAATGAGTAGTTTATTTGGAATAGCGGCTGGTGGTCCTTCAGGTTTTTATGGTTTTATCATAAATCAGTCATTACGATTTAATGAAGCATCTGAGGCTTACCTAAGAAAAACAGATTTTTCTGGAAGCCCAACAAGTGAACAAACAGGTACATTTTCTGTCTGGGTTAAAAATACACTCAGTTATTCTAATAACAGAAATGCTATTTATGGTTCATCCACAGGAAGTGCCGCTTTTACATCTTTAGCTTTGAGTGGTGATACACAAGAATTAGATTTAAGAAGAAGAAATACAAATTCATCTGACGTTATAGATATAATCGGCAATCCTGCCCAACGTGACCCATCTGCTTGGTATCACATTATGTCTGTATACGACATGACAAATTCAACACAGGCTGACCGCGCACAGATTTACGTTAATGGTGTTAGGGTTACTGATTTAGGCACTAACACATTACCAAGTAATACAACAACAGAATATTACTCAGGAGATTTTATATCGGATATGCAAATTGGTAGGACTAATACAAATAGTTCTAATATGTTGTATGCTGATTTTATTCTTGCAGAATATCATAGAGTAGATGGTCAAGCACTATCGCCAACTTCTTTTGGCGAAACTAAGTCAGGGGTTTGGATACCGAAGCAATACACAGGTTCTTATGGTAATCATGGCTTTCATTTAGATTTTGCAGACACCTCAGACATAGGTAAAGATGTAAGTGGCAATGGAAATGATTTTACTCCAAATAATTTATCAGCGCATGATATTGTTATTGATAGCCCAACTAATAACTTTTCTACTTTTAACCAACTTGAAAAACATTCAGCCACTGTTTTTTCTGAAGGAAATCTTGTATCTACTTCAGCAAATTCAAATGATTGGGAAAGCGTTGGTACAACAACGCACGTTAGTAGTGGAAAATGGTATTGTGAAGTAGCTTTAACTGCGGCTAGTGGAACTTTAGATTTAATTATTGGTGTTGCAAGAAGTCAAAGTTTTAGTTTCTTAGCAGGAACTACCTTTTATACTCCTGCTAATAACTATGGTTATTACGCTTCTGCTGGTGATGTTTATGCTGGTGGTTCGGTTGACGGGGATTTTAATGTCACTTATGCCGTTGGTGACATAATTGGTATCGCCATTGATATGGATAATCTTGCAGTTTATTTTGCTAAAAACAACACCTATATAAATTCGGGTGACCCAACATCAGGTGCAAGTAAAACAGGGTTAAGTGGTGCGCTTCAATCAGGTACTTCATATCAAGTAGCTGTTGGTGCGTATCAGAGTGGTACTAAGTTTTCTATTAATTTTGGACAAGATGGCACTTTTACTAACACTAAAACAGCACAAGGTAACGCGGATGCAAATGGGATAGGAAATTTCTTTTACGCCCCCCCTTCTGGTTATCTTGCAATATGTTCGTCCAATCTACCAGAACCGTCCATCACACCGCTAGATGATGATATACCAGAGGACTATTTTAATACGGTGCTTTATGATGGTGCTAGTGCTATAGTAAACGTAACAGGGGTCGGGTTCTCACCAGACTTTTTATGGCTAAAAAGAAGAAACGCTTCAAGTACAAATCATAAAATTTTAGATACAGTTAGAGGTTCTGGACAAGCATTAGAATCAAATAATACTGGGTCTGAAAGTGATGAATCTGCTAATTTTTCTTCCTTTGATAGTGATGGATTTACTTTAGCTAATGTAGGTGCAGGTGCTTACAATGTTAATGGCGGTACTTTTGTATCTTGGAACTGGCTTGCAGGAACAGCATTTAGTAATGATGCTTCAGCCACAGGTGTTGGGTCAATAGATAGTGAAGGGCAAGTGAACACAAAAGCAGGATTTGCTATCATTAAATACACAGGTACAAACTCTTCCTCTGAAACTATTGCTCATGGATTAGGTAAAGTGCCTGACATGATTATTGTAAAACAAAGAAATTCAAGTTCAAACTTCTGGTCTGTTTATCACAGCGGGAATACGTCTGCCCCAGAAACAGATTTATTGCGATTGAATACAACAAATGGAACGCTTGATGGAAGTGTTTACTGGAATGATACCGCGCCAACATCTTCGATATTTACTGTTGGCACATCATCTGCGCTAAATGCTAGTGGTAACTACATAGCCTACCTTTTTAACGAAGTAGAAGGCTACAGTAGGTTTGGCAGTTACACAGGCAATGGAGACCCTGAGGGTGTGTTTGTGTTCACAGGTTTTAAACCAGCTTTTGTTATAATAAAACAAACAAGTGCGAGTGGTAATAACTGGAACGTAATCAGGAAACTACATTTACGTCATTAGACTTTGTGTCAAATGGGTTTAAATTAAGAAATGATGGTTCGTCATATAATGGTTCTGGACATGACTACATCTACATGGCATTTGCTGAGATGCCTTTTAAATATGCGAATGCAAGATAGGAGATAAATAATGCCTTGGAAATTAGGTACAAAAACAATTAATATGGGAAGAAGTTGGACTGATGCTAATGGCAATCAATATCCTACAAACTGGTTAGCTCTTACTACAGATGCAGAGAAAAAAGCTGTAGGTCTTACATGGGAAGCTGACCCTGCACCTTTTGATAGCAGGTTCTATTCGTCTGCTAGTAAGGCAAAAGCTCTTGATGATGTTACTGACGATAATGGTATCGTAACGGAGGGTTTAAAAAGTGCATATAAAGCACAGACAAAAGCAACAGCAAAGTTGTTATTAGAACCTACAGACTGGTATGTAGTACGTAAAGCAGAAGATAGCACTAAAACTATTCCAACAAATGTAGCAACTTATCGTGCGGCTGTTAGAACAGCTTCAGGTACAATAGAAACAGCGATTACTAAT